TGCCACCAACATGAGGAACACGTTCACCTGTAACGTCTACATAAAAATAATCTGCTCCTAGATTTGTTGTATGAACAGGGAAAGCACAAAGCTGTTTAGCTAATTTAAGTGCCTCAGTACCAACTGGAGTAGTCCCAGGATTAGTCATACCTTCAAATGAAGCTCCAGAAGCTCTAACAAAAGTATAGTTTGTAGTACCGCTTGTAGCATATTTAACAGTATTTGCACTACCTGGAGTTACTAATGTACCATCTACCCCAGAAATAGCTTTCCATTCTGTAGATCCTGCAGCTTGTGATTTGGTATTATCTGCAGCATTGTTATTTTCAAGGATATTAATTTCTCCTTCATTGATACGTAATCCACCACACCATTCCATGACATTACCATTAAGATCGGAAATACCGAATGGAGTACCATCATGTCTCCATGAAGCAGGACCAGAACCAGTTAAAGTCAAACCACCAGATGTAGTATACCCAGGAGCCAATCCATCAGTTCTACGTGCAGTTTCCCACGTCAGTGATGCATCTCGTCCGTAGTTATTATTACCTCTTGGCTGTGTACCATTAGCAGCACACCATAATGATATTGCTGACCATTCAGCACGAGTAACCATATGCCAACCAGTACCGTTAGCAGCAGCTCTGGTTTGGAAGGTATCAAACGATGTGGAAACAGTGGGAGCAACATTAGGAAGTGATAGCAGGTTATTATCTTTAACAATACCCTGATATGTTCCAATATAAATCTGTCCTTTTTTAACGCCATTAACGATGAATGCAGGATGAACTCCAGTTCCTAGATCACCAGTTGAGTACGTAGTACCTAGATTAGTATTAAGTCCAGGAATCAGATCATCCATAGAGAATGCAGGAATAATGTTCATGATGGAAGGATGACCAGCAGCAGTATACATAACTGTTTGCTTTCCACCTGATGCTCCTTCTACGGAAGCGCGAAAATCATCTTTGATAAAAATAGTAGGCATTTGTTATATTCTCCTTTTAGTTATAAAAATATTGGTAAAAATTACCTTTGTAAAATGTTGAAAAATGTTACCAGACAATATCATTAACTTCTTCTACAGTTTGAGCAGCTTCAATTTCTACTTCTTTTTCCCATTTATGGTTAAAAAGATACAAGCCATAATCAACCAATTCATTGATAATATCAGATAATTCTCCGATAGTAACTTGGTGGAATTGATTATCAAAATCTCTGATATTGGCAGTAGTTGTAGTATCACCAGAATCAATCATACGCTTTAGAAGAAGAGATAAATTATCAATATCGTCTCTATTGCAATCCATTTTAAATCCACTGGATACAATATATCCTGATTTTGGTTGTCCTAGAAAAATACTTTTAATAATATTTTTCTTTTGATATTTAGCATTTTCCAGAAGTTGTTCTTCTGAAATTGGCTCATTTAAAATAATTTCTTGAGTAATAGTTTCTTCCATTTATATTAAACCTCTCTTTCTTATAGATCTAATTTAGACATCATCCATTTGACAACAACATTATCTACAGTACCGTTTAGAGTGATATCAAAGCCAGTAGTAGTTTTATTAGTAACATTAATGGAACCGAATTGATAGGATGCTCCACTATAAGTACCTAATTCCAATTCCACCATATAATTTGTATTATTTACGTTGTATGGAAGAGTTACTGTAGATTTAGGTAATACTGATACTGAATTAGGATAATCAGCTTGTACTGTGATAGTTTTAGTGAATGTACAAGCGGCTAATCCGTCATCAGCAGTATTACCAGCAGGAACTGTAACACTATATAATTCTACTGTATTGGATGGAATAGCAAAATTTAATTGTGTTGCTTTGACATCACCAGTAGAATCGATATACAGTTTTACATATCCTACACTAGCAGTTGTGTTCTGTGCAATGGTAGTCGTATTTATTTGTTCAGAAATTGGAACTAGAACACCATTAAGATAAATTGTTCCAGCAGAAATAGAAACTGAACGTTGTGTAGTTGACGCAGTTACATTACATCCAGAAATTAAACCAGTATTTCTTATAGTAACCGTACCAGTTTGGAAATTCTTTGTTTTGATTTTTTCTATTTCTCTTAGTGCTAAACCAGCATCAGCTTCTGATTTGATATCAGAAGCAACTAATGCATTAAACATATCAATGTCAGTGCCAGAGATATCAGCTTGCATTAAATCCAGACGAGCATCTAATGTTCCAAAACCAGAAGCTGCAGCATCAACTTGATCTGTCCTGACTTTTAAGTATTGAGTTCTGTTTGCTAATTGTTTTGCTTGAACGTTAGCAATACCATTAGCACCTCCTAAAACTGGATCTGTAGTCTCAATTTGATAAACAGAAGTATCAAATTGAGTAATTTCTGTAAGATTTGCCATTTATAATTACTCCTTTCAGTATTTTAGAAAATTATAGTCCAACTACCTTCTAGTGATATATCATCTTCTTTTTGTATAAGCTGTCTTGTCTTTCTAGCAAATAGAGTATCATCAGCACAAATAAGACCAAATTCTCTAATCGCTAAATTGTTTGCTTCCGATGTAGAAAGCATCCAATTAAATTGAACATGACCATTAAAAGGATATGTATGTGATGTAAGATTCTTAATATACATTCCAGAAATGTCAGTATCAGCAGGAGTTGGACCTTCTCCATCAGAACCAAAACCAATTCTAGTAATCACTTTTCCAGAACCATCACCACCAATGAGTTGTGCCATTGCAATCTTAGCAACATCCANGATCATATTTTTTTCTTCATACTCTTCAATTATTTCATCACCTTTTTTTATGATGAGTTTAAAATCACCACTTACTGTAACAACTTCAGTATCTTTCATATTGTTTGCACTCCTTGTTTATAATGGTCTTAACCCATCGTAATGTGATTCTGGTTCATAATTTATGTAACTATCATAGTCAAAGTTTCCTAGATATGATTTGCTTGCACCATAATAAGTTTTACCATCGTATAGATAATGTCTGATAGTATTTATAATCAAATCACCATCTATAATAGATTGAGTGGTATTACCGTCATAAGATACATTACCGTCAAATGTTATTAAATTGTCATAAATAGTTCTAACTTCATTTATATCAGTAGAAATAGTACCTAGATTCAATTTAACATCACTAATGTCTGTACAATCTATTGAATCACCACTAATAGTACAATCTTCTGTTGGTTTTATTAAATCCCTTAAACCATCAAACTGTGATTCACCATCAAATAACCATGTACCTTTGTAACCATAGTTACCATCATAGGAACGATATTTACCATAATAAGTTTTACCATCGTATAGATAATGTCTGATTGCAGTTAAATCTAATCGATTATCCACAATTGTTTCTGTACCTATATTGTAGTAATTTATTTCTTCATTATAATCTAAAGCTCCGTTATAAAACCAAGTAACTATATTAGAATCAGTCGGTAAGTTTGATAAATTAACATGAGTGGTATAAGTATCAGAAACATCAAATGTGTCTCCAGATATAGAAGCATCTGGTGGTGGAATATAAGTATCTTCGATTTCATATATACCTAGATAATTTGATTCGCCATTGAAATTGAAAGAACCGTTGTAACCCCAATCACCATCATATGCTTTATCAATACCGTATGTTTTTCTACCATTATATAAATAATGTCTATAAATTGTATCATCAATCTGCTCTTCAATAGAAGTAGATGGTGAATAATTATATGCTCCATTAAAAGTTATAATATCGTTATAATATATATCTACTAAATTGGAATCTTTTTGTGTAATAGTTACAGAAAATTGGTGAATATCCCATTGATTATCATAACGTATTCTGATATTTTCTATACAATCATATTGTTCATTACCATCAAATGATAAAAATCCATTATAACTTCTACAATCTGCATTATCATAATTTATTTGACCATTATACACTATTCCATGTGGATATACATCTTCCATCTGAGTTTTTAAAAACATTCGAGTATATTCATCAAAAGACATAGAATCTGATAAATCAAAATCAAATTGAGACAGATCAATGTATCTATATTCTTCTAATAACTCGAAGAAAGTTTTTGTTATAGATGGTACAAATGTATACTCTTGAAAATATTTTGGTTGATAATATGAATCTGTTAATAAAGATAGACTTTGTTCTATTTCTGTTATTTTTATATCAGCATTTACTTTAAAATAATTCAGTTTAAAAGGAAGTGTTAAATTATCAAACTTAACTCTTATTCCTTTAATCGTATTATTATACAGTTGAATATTATTATATGAATAAACGTATTCAAAAGAAACACTTTGTCTAGTATCATATTGAGATATTATAAAATCTTTTAAAATAAGACTATCTTCCAGAGAAGATATATCTATTTTTAGATTATCATCATATATATGACATACATATTTTATTACTCCAGAAAAATTTATAGGTAGAAATGATATAAGTCTTTTTTCATACCGTTTGACTACTTCCAAAATACTTTCATCAATAGTAGATTCGTCATTAATTAAATACGTTATATAATTAAATTCCGTGAAATTGTATCCATCATAAGTGTAATATAGTTTTACTAAAGGTGACGTATCAGCAGTAAAATTATATTCTATGTTTTTGAAACTTATTGGATGAAAGAATTCAAAATCAATTTTATCATCTGTAGAGACATAAACATCTTTATTGAAAACTGAATCATAAATGGAATATTTTTTAGTTCCATTTATTCTAGTTTTCATATTTTGAATAGCATCAATTATCATTTAAGTTTTGGCTCCGAAACATTACAAACGATATATTGGCAATACATAGTATCAAAATCTGTTTCAACTTCATTTGTATTTTTATTTACTTGTTTTATTTTAATCCTATCAATTTTTATGGATTGGTTTTCATAATTGTTATAATGAAATAGGTTTTCTATAGATGTATATTCAGTATTTAGTTGATTCAATTTTTTTGAAATTTGTACAAAAAACTGTAATTGTCCAGTATAATAATCAAATTTACCTATAACACTTCCATCATATAAATCTGGTAGAATTATATCAAACGATGTAGTATTAGAATATTTAATACCAAAATCTGAATTATACCCTAAATCATTCAATAATTTTTTATAAACGTAATACTGTGAGTTATACTCCATATTGTTATATATGTTATGTGGGAATACTTTTATCCAATGAGTGCCAGTGTAATATAACATATCATTATACGAGAATAGATAATTACCATCGAATTTCGGAGCATCAATCAAATTACTATTATTAAAGTTACCAGTTTCACTGGTAACTTTAATTAGATCACCTATAGTAGCTTGATCTGAAGGAAGATCATTATAGTTGACAGACGGTTCTACAAATTTCTTCCAACTATTTTCATCATAATAAACTATTTTTTCGTTTTGTGTGAAAGTAGTCGTAAGAGTCATTCCCCTGAAATTGGATATATTCGAATCGGAAACGTCAACGTTATATGTATATCCATATTGTAGAGGTTCTGGAAATTCAGTATTATTATTTATGATGTCAAATTGATACTCATATGGATCATCATCAAAAATAACCCATTTGTTATTTACTTCATCAATGCATATCAAATAAGTTCCTTCATAAATGAAAGCATCTTCAGGGGGATTATCAAACATTACAAATTGACTTGATTCTATAATTACATCGTTTACTATTTTAACAACCTTCAAGAATGATTTCAAATCACTTAAATAATCTATAGTTATTATGTCTATAGCTTTAATTGATATTCTAGCATTAGCGTTAACATAAACTAGAGGATCGGTAATATTTTCTAATAGATACCAACCACCGTTTACATGGATATCGTTAGTTTCCTTATATACAATAATATCTCCATCATATACTTTTTTAGTTGTAATCTCTTCCCAAATTCCAGAAGAATTTTTTACATACAAAGGTTTTTGTAATTTATGAGTTATCCCATCATAATAATAAACAAAGTATCCTGTAGTGCTATATATTTCATCTGGAATAGAAATCCTAACTACTTTATTATTTGTTAAATTCTTTGGTAAAAATTTAGATGCATCTAAAGTTTTGGTAGAATCAATTATAGTCAATTCTGTAAAATTTGGATGTGTTATATTAATTGACGTTTTATCAAACATGATATATCCAGAATCATATATGTATAAATCACCTTGTTCATAATTTGTGATTAAATTTGATTCTGAATCAGCAGAAACATATCCTTTTATTTCCGATTTGACTATATCTTTTTCATTATTAACAAATAGAACATCATTCTTGTTAAAAAATAAATGTGCGGCTAAAGTATATTTTGAAAAAAACTGTGAAACAATAAAATAATCACCTTCAGAATAAGATAATCTGTTACTGTAAATGTTATCATATTCAGATAATGTGCTGATAAACCCTTTAAATTTTTTATTAGATGAAATCAATTGTGAGTGACTTCTCTCCAAATGTGCGACTTCATCAGCTCCATACTTTAAAGTAGCATAAACATCTGGAGCTGAGTGTTCCATGACCCAAGAGGTTTTGTTAAAATTATATAACAGAGTTTCATTGACTGTATCTATTTGTGAAGTGTACACAGAAAAAATTGTATTCTTCCCATCTATGCATAGATACGAATCATTAGTTATATGTCTAACAAATATTTTAAAGTGTATGTCGCTGATTCTCTCTACATAGAAGGGGGAGTTATTAAATACATAATTAGATTGTTCTATACCAAAATATGTCAATAAATTAAATGAATATTCTTGTGTGATATATGTGTATATGATATTAGGATTATATCTAATAATTAGTTCAGCAACTCTATAAGTTTCATTTAAATTGGTTATGCTATTGTATTTTGTAAAAGTTATAAAGTATTGAAGCCCAGAAGATTCAATACTTATAGAAATTTGAATCCCATTTATATCAATAAAATTGCTGGTTCTATAATATATATTAGTATCGTAATAGTTGATACTAGAATTATAATCATAAATTCCATCATAAAATTTCAAGTCTTCTGAGCTACCAAAATTTATTGATAAAATATTGTGTTCATTATAATCTCTATTATATAAGAATCTATCCAGATTTGGATGAATTAATTTTGCGTATAGAGATGATTGTTCCGGTTTAATATTAAGTATATTATAATTTAATATAGATACATTACTTATGTTATTTGTAGTCCAATCTACATCAGTAACTATATCTTCTTTTATTATTTGTGAAATAGTTTTAACAAAATTAGTCGTACCTGTAATCTGTCCTATAGAATCCTTGACATTTATAATGGGAAGATATAAGGATTGATTAAAAGAAGAAGTTTTTACAGTCTCATAATTTATAACAAAAAAATAATTTAGTTCTAAATATGCTGACAATAGTCCAGAGATGCCTTGAATAGAACTTGAAATTTTGGATTCTCTAAACTTAACACCTAATTCGTCAAATTTATCATTGACATACGCAAGTAAATATGATAGTACTTGATTAGAGATACTAGCTACTGATTCATTTGAATAAGTATTTATTTCTATATTAGGAGTGATATCTACAAAAATATAAGTTGGATTTTGAAATATTTTGTTGGTAGATATTACTGATATTTTATTCAAATCTTGTGACATCTTAGAAATAAATTCATCCATCAGATAAAGATTCTGTGAATATAAGAATGAGTTGTCATCAAAATTTGGAACAGCAGTAATATAAATATTACCTAATTTTTGATCATTGTTATGATAAAGCTCATCACCACCTATAACATTAGCATGTTTTATTTCTGAATAAGTGTTAATAAAATATAGATAATCATTTTTTGTGATAATTTTACTAGATGAATATTTCTTTGGTGCATTAAATTTAATACCATCAATACTCTCTAAATCTTTTCCACCAAATGATTTATTATATGCATTTTTGTAATTGTTGTCAAAATTAATTACACCAAATGAATTTCGATTTATTAAGTCCAAAAAGGATATATCATAATATAAATAATTTCCAGACAAATCTTTGGAAAATTCTGGTAAAGATGATAATACATCAGAATTAGACGTACTACCTTTAGTCTCTATATATCTACAAATAATAACTTCATTATTAGAAGGAATTCTACCAATAACTCCATTACCAAAAGATACTTTCATAAAGCCTTCTTTAGTAATATCTTCTGATAAAAAATATATCTTGTCGTTGGTAGACAAAGCATTAGAACAATTATCCCAAAGATAATCAGAATAATTTTCTAATAGATTTACGTCAAATGATTCACTTTCCGCTAACGATTTTGGTAATACATATAGACTAAAATTATAATCAGATGCATTTTTATTGTTAATCAAAAATGAAAAATTTTCTCGATTTGTAGTATTTTCAGATTGAAAATTATAAAATATTCCCTCAGTTATATAATAATCACCAATCAATTCTGTTGGATTACCTTGATATATCAAATTTATAGCATTTTTATTTGAATATATATTTCCATTTACACTAAAAAATGGAGAATTTGGTTTTATGATTACTTTAGAATTGGCATTAAAATTACTTCCTCTGTAAATAAGTTTACCCTGAAATGAAGCTGGATAAGGACGTTGAGGATAATATCCAATCTGATGCGCTAAAGACACAACATTTTTTCTAATCTCAGAAGTATCTAAGAAAATATTGTTAGCTACGTGTGAAGTATTATACGACATAAATGTTGTTACATAAGACATTACATCTATGAAATATGATAGGTTACTTCCAGCAAAATCAAATTGACCACTAAATTCATTCTTCTCGTTAAGATAATCGATAATTTGATTTCTGATATCTTCATATTTGATTGTATTTAATGCAAATTTTGCCATTGTATATCCTTTAGATTATCTTATTTTTCTGAAATCTATTTCCATCTTTTCTATACTAGAAGTGAATTTTACATTGAAACTTATATAGATAATAAAAGTGTTCTCGTCTTCCACTGGTTCTATTTGTACTTCTATATTATTTATTCTCGGTTCAAATGCCTCTAATCCCATCTTGATATCATATGCTAATAGATCTGCAGTAATATCATCCAATGGTTCAAATAGATATCTATGTAGATTTAAACCATATCTAGGGTCCATTGGTCTAGATCCTGGTTCAGTTGATAATAAATTGATGATAGATTCTTTTATAGATTGTTCGTTTGTTATAAGAGGAACATCTTTACTTCCCAATAAATCTCTTCCTTTTTTTGAAAAGTCGTAATAGTATATAGACATAACTTTTTCCTTTATGCTGTGAAACGAACATATCCGATGTATACAAAGTGATTAGGATCATCTTCTACAAAAAACCCATACACCATATCACCTACGTCTGGAAACTCCCCTGAGTTGGATTTTGAGTACGCACAATGATGTGCTTCTATACAGTAGTCAGTATCCTTACTCTCCATATCATGAACTCCGATAACTCTTACCCAAACTCTCTCTTGTGCCTTTGGGTCATTATTCTTTATTACTTTTGCTATTTTAAGACCAGATAAACAACAATCACTTCCATTCATTTTTAATTCTTCTAATTTCATTATTTCCACTCCACTAATTGTCTAGTTGACATTTTGAATCCATCACCAATAATAGTTATGATTTGAGAATACCCAGAGTTGAATATAGCATGTCTAATATCACGAATTACATAATCACCAGTATACTGAGCATCTGTTTTAGATTTAGGTACATCTTGTGATTGATAATCCAGTTTACATAGATTTCCAATTCTTCTATTGGAAGCTGGATTAGTAAGCATATTGATTTTAAATACATCGGAGAATAATAACATATATCTATACTTCATAAATCCATTCACCAAATCTGAATATGCTGTTAAAGGCATTAAAGAATCAGTAGTAGGATGTAATAGACATGAATGTATAGAGTCATATTTCTTATCTTGGAATTCTTTGTTGATAGGTAGCTTTTTAGATAAATGTGTATGTGGAATTTGATTTATACTTTCCTTTGTAGAGAATACTAAATTTTTATCCCTAAAGTATCCATCATATCTAGTTTTATTCATTCCTTGATTGATATATTTTATTATATCAAAATTAGTTTCAAAGTTGAGTGTATCAATTCGATTTTCATAAAATTGGTTTGGTGAAACTGAAGTAAATGGTTTTTCTAAGATACCACCTTTACCTTGATACAAATAATCCATAGTAGTGAAATTAACTTTATCAGTCTTTAAATCAGGCCAGCATATATATCCACCTACATCTTGTTGGTTCATAGCCATAGATGATAAACGATTTATAGAATGAACTGCTGTCCACAATGGAGTAGTATAATGATTTAGTTTTTGTTTAGTTGGTTCTATATAACCAATCTTTGCTCCACATTGAGTTAATAAATCTTGTACTATTTCATGAATATATTTGTCTTTATAATGTTTAGAAATTTGTCGTGTTAATCCATCTATCAACCACGGTGAACAAAATTTATAATGAGTAATATTAAATGTATTACCAGAATTAACTTTCAAATCACTAGCATATATTTTATACTTCAAAGACAATTCAGTTTGTTCTTCAGTGGAAAATATAACTTCAAAATCATCTCCACCAAAAATTTCACCAACTTCATCAAACCCTTGCCAATCTGCTATAGTAAAATCTCCTACTATTGCAGGAGATTGTAAAGATTCGTATATATTGAATTCACCTATAGCTTGAGGAAAAACTTCAATCTGTTTTATTCTAAATGATTTGACATTAAATTGATTAGTTTGATTATCCATTCAATAAACTCTTTTCAAATTCATATCTAAACTTAGAAACAATGTCATTGATTATAAAAGTTTTTGGGAGAAATATATTCCTCTTTAATTCATTTCTCTCAAATAATAAATCGTAATATGTACGTTCATTGTACACACCTTCTTTAGTAAACATCCTTTGTGATAATTCTGCTAATTGAGATTCAGTAAGAGGCCAATCGGTAAATATATTTTTCATGTTATTTACAATTGCAATTACCCACCAATAATCAATAGACCCATATTTATTAAATGATACCGTTTCTATTCTATCAAAATCTTGTATTGTATAAGGTTCAAAATTTAGTATATCTTGTTTAAATTTTTCTATAATAGATATATGTTCAAATATATTTAACAGTTTAACCTTGATTGGTTGTATGTTATTAAAAGTATATTCGTAGTTATTTTTATCAGATATATGTTTTATATATCCGCTGAAATTGACTTCTACTTCTGTAAATTGATCGAAATAACTAAATGTAGTCATTTGTTTAATCCCCTAAAATATAACTATGTTTAACACTTCTAAATGATAAAGATAAATTGACTGACACTGGATTACCATCATAGAATGTTAATGCTGATTGCGCCCCACCACCATAAGATGCGTTTACTGATACTAACGCCATATCTTCGTATATATTTTTTGTTGTGGGATACCCGATACTTTTAGCACCAGAAAATATTATATGCCATACATCAGGATATGATAAGAGTGCATTTTGATTACCAACTTTAGAAACTGTTGGTAGAATTTTTCTTTTAAAGTTGTTTACAATCTTAACAATCAAATCACCCTCTTTTTTATTTCTAGGGATAAGTTCAAAAGAAAAATCTAATGAAATTGGGGAACCTTTTTTGAATGTCATAAACTGTCCGGGGAAAACAGTTTTCCCTTCAGCAAATTTTCCAGAAGTTTTAAATCCTGCCATTCCACCAGTCATTGTATCAACAGCTTCTGCTGCTGATGCTAATATAGCAGTTTGATCTATTAGAGCAGTGACAATATCTTCATCACCCCATTCAGCACCATACTTTTCAGAAAATCCAGCAGGAAGATATAAAGTAGTAGAAGAAGTTTTTGCTGGTTTATCCATTTTAGTTTCTTCTAGTTTTGGTCTAGCAGATTTCCATGTATATGAAATAAATGACACTCTTGCATGAACATGAATATCAGTCTTCTGATCTTTGTCTTTTGTAGTTTTAACATCTATATCT